AAAACGGCACTGGGGCGGATTGACCACCGCCCTGGAAAGCCTAAGAAAACCCGTCAAGGTGCGGGTCAACACTCAAAAGCCAGCCACGGTAGGAAGAAGTATCGCGGTCAGGGCAGGTAAGTGGATCAGCACACCCGCGACAACTGGCGCAAGGTAAAAGAGGCGCTAGAGAAAGCGGGTAAAACTGATTGTTTTTTCTACAAACGGGCTTGCAAGATAACTGCAGGCGGCCGGGATCCTTTTGATGATCGAGCCACCGATTGTCCCGAGCCTCTCGATCCCTAAGCCGCCGGATCTACCTGCGCCGGTTCTTGAAATACCTAAGGCGGAATTAAGGTTGCTTCCGAGGGCTTGCCATAATGAAACGGTAGCTAGACGGGGCCTGTGGATCCGTTCCTGACACCACTGGTCACCGCAGCGATTATTGCGGGCGTTAGTGCCTTGTGGCGCATTGACAAACGTGCCAGCGTCATGGATACGCGGGTTGCGCTGATCCTGGAGCAGATCACAGCACTCCGAAGCGATCACAAAGAACGTCTTGATGATCACGAACGCCGGTTGCGTCATTTAGAAACCCGCGGCTAATTTCAAGGCAGCCAACGTTTCTAAATGGATCCCACCGCTCTCGCCGCCATTGCGATCATTGCCGCGGCCGGCAGTGAAATCATCACCCTGCTGCCTATCCGCGAAAACAGCTGGATGCAGCTGCTGGTCAAGGTGCTCAACATCGTCGCCAAAAAAAAGTAGGCGGCACAACTTGGCTCTTGCGCTTTGGCGATAAGGACTGGCGGCACCACGTCCATAAAGCGGCGCAGGATTGGAAATTTCAGGCCACCCTTAAACCGCGGCTTGATCGCGAGATTGAGGATTGGCATAAAACCCAACCTGCTGCGGTGCCGCCGCCAATCATCAGCAGCGATGAGCTGCGCATAACTGCACCCTGGGCCACCGATGAGCAACCCGGCACCGATCAGCCTTGAGCAGCTGTTTCGCTATTACAAGGCGCTGCCCCATCAGGCCGCGGCAATCAAAGAGCTAGAAGCCGACCTAGCAAACAATGGCTACGAAACGGCAATGCGCCGTGATCGCGGTTGGTTCAAAACTTGGAGCCAAGACGGCAAGCAGGCCAACCTTGCGGCCGCTATCGCGCTGATTAAGGAGTTTGAGGGCGTCCACCTTTCGGCGTACCCCGACCCGCTGAGCGGCGGCGACCCTTGGACCATTGGCTATGGGACAACGCGCTATAGCGGCGGCGTGCCGGTCAAGCGCGGCGATCGGATCACGATGATCGAAGCCGACATGCTGCTGCGGCTTGAGGTGGACCGTATCGCTGAAAAGCTGCGCACCAGAGTGCCGTTCTGGAAAGAGATGGACGACAACCAGAAATCAGCTCTGGTGTCGTTCGCCTACAACCTCGGTTCTGGTTTCTACGGCTCTGGCGGATTCGAAACGATCAGCCGCTGTCTACGCGAACGCGACTGGGCCAAAGTGCCTGCTGCTCTGGAGCTGTACCGCAACCCCGGCACCAACGTCGAGGCGGGCCTGTTGCGGCGGCGTAAGGCTGAGGGCGAATGCTGGGGCACCCATCGCCCGCAGTATCAGCAGGAAACGGCCAAGCTGAGCATTGACGCGCCTTTCACGGCCAGGCTGACGCCCCACGTCACCCTTGGCGAGTTTGCGCTGAATCAGGAGGCGCGGCGGTTTAATCGGGAGGACCAGCTGCAGATCGCGGCCGAGCTGGCAGCATTTCTAGAGCGTGTGCGCGTGGCATTTGGCGGCAAGCCCGTGGTGATCACATCTGGTTACAGGCCACCGGCAATCAATGCCGCGGCCAATGGTGCCAGTAACAGCGAGCACCTCTACAAGCCCGGTTGTGGCGCGGTTGACTTCTACATCGACGGCGCCGACATCTATAAAGTCGAAGACTGGTGCGACAAAAACTGGCCTTACTCAATCGGATACGGAGCCGGTAAAGGGTTTGTCCATGTGGGCATCCGCAGCAGCAGGGCTCGTATCAGGTGGGAGTATTAGTAAAACGCCGCAAGATTTTTCCTTGCATAGCTGATGCAACGGCCCCAGTTGCTAATCATGTAAAAACCTTGGAAGCCAGGAATGGGCTGCCATACTTCCTGCATCGCCTATCGGTAGTAGGTGGTCACGCTTCAGGGGCTGCAACCCGCTGGAGCGCCTTAATTTTACGCGCTGCAGATGCTGCTACCTGACCATGAGATCCGCCGGCTATGCCAGCGCAACTCGCTGCTGTCGCCGTTTTGCGAGGAACAGCTAAACCCAGCCAGCTATGACGTGAGGCTGGGCACGCAAATCATGGTCGAGGTGGCCAAAACCTCGGAGTTACAGAAAGTCCAGCTGCACGGCCATACGCCCGAGGATCCGTTTTGGATTCAGCCGGGCGAGTTTTTCTTGGCCGAAACCATGGAGATTTTCAATCTCCCCGATCACGTCGGCGCTCAGTTCGTGCTCAAGTCCAGCCGCGCCCGCGAAGGCTGGGACCATGCCGAAGCCGGCTGGGCCGATCCGGGCTGGTTTGGCAGCAGGCTGACCATGGAGCTACGCAACCAGCGCCGGCTCCACCCGCTGCCGATCTGGCCTGGCCTGCGCATTGGTCAGATGAAGTTCTTGCTGGTCAGTGGCCGCGTTGAGAAGAGCTACGCGCAGACTGGCCGCTATAACGCCGATCTAGGCGTTACCGCTAGCAAGGGCTAACGTCCGACTGGCGGAGGAGACAACGACCCGGCCTAGCCAACCGGGTTTTTTATTGCAGCATGATTGCCGGGTTTTTGAGCGGTGCCATGCGCTGACGCAGCACCTTGCCGGGCGCCTCTGCTGGATCGTCCAGCTGCAGCATGGTGAAGCTATCGACGCCGTGCTTTTCAGCCCACCAGCTGGCAGCCTTGTGGGTATCGAAGGGGCCGACATGCCAGGGGCCGATGCGGAGGATGTAGGTCATGAGTGTGTTTCAAGATTGGCAGCAATGGCGAGAAGTCGCTGGCGGATAGCGTCATGAGCAGCAAAGACGCCTGCGTCTGCGTCGGTGTCTCCTAATGGCGCTTCCATGCGCAGCTCTGCAGCTATGGCGCGCAGGATCGCGGCAGGTGATTGGTCGGTCATGGTGGTGAGAGTAGGGCCGCCGGAGCGGCCCGGTGAGGGTCAGGCAACCCGTTGTGCTTTGGCGTAGCGACCTTCACGGTGCACTTCACCTTCAAGCAGCTCATTCCAGCGGTTGCGCTGGCCAGCGGCGGTATCAATCCTGAAGAACAAATCATCAGCGCCGTTCATGGGGTGGAACATGACCTCAGCAACGCGGCCGTCAGGCATGTCGTAGAAAGCGAAGCGCTCAGGCTGGCGAAGTCCGCAGTGGCGGGCCAAAACGCCTTTGAGTTGCCAAGTGGCAGGGATGTCGGCGCGGGTTTGGCGAGTGGCGGTTGCGATAGTCATCGGAGGCGGTGCGTTGATGCAATAACTATACACCACAGACGGGGCACTGTGGCAACAGGGCATGAAGCGATCCCAAAGAAACCCAGAAAACCAGGCCGCAACGGTGCCACCCGCTACCGTTAGCCAAGCGGCGGACAGCCCATGCGGGCGTTTTACCTAGAGATCTCCGCCAAGCTCATCTATCGCTCTGACAGCGACCCAGAAGACTTGCCGGCTGACATCTACAGCCAGATCAGCGAGTTCATCCCGAGCGATGAGGACATCATCGATATCGAGGTGCAATGTTTGCCCCTTCCAGCGGATCTAGGTGGAACAGCATCACATTGATGAAACGCGCCTAGTCACGCGGCGTTCTGCCCGCGATCAGATCCACTTGGCGTTCAATTACCGCTGCGCCTACTGCGACGACCCGCTAGGCCGATCGCCAACCCTCGATCACGTCATTCCCAAGGTGCACGGCGGGCTCACCATCCGCGAAAACCTGGTTAGCTGTTGCTTGGCCTGCAACTCAAGCAAAGGCCACCGCGAATGGGTTTCGTGGTATCGCGCCCAAGAATTTTGGACGCCATTAGGCGAGTGGTCAGTTGCGCGCTGGATCAACGGCGAGCAGTAAGATTTGGGTTCGAAATTCTCTTGAGGAATCTCGAAGCGTCCGTAGGTAGCAGGCTGCGGTGAGGTGGGGACTGCTCCGGCAAGCCCACCACCTGCTAACTATTTGGCCAGCAGTTCGTCCAGGTACATCTCGGCTTGCCAGAGATCGGACGAATACCTGCAGTAACCATGCGCGCAACTGCGATAGTAGATCTCCATGCCTTCGCGAAACAGCGTTTCGATGTAGCCGCCGTCTCGATCAGTACGGCTGACCACCTCTAAAGCATTCATAAAACTCGCACCTGGCCGCATAACGCCCACCGCTTCGCTTTGATTCTGGCAAGGCAAGCGCGCAGCAATGCCGCTGAGTGTCCCATTGCAGGCAATCCCAGCACATACGCGGCCCGCCAAATGGGCGGATTTTGCGAACTGCTGCCTTGTAGATCTCCTGCGCTTTGGGCAGCGCCTTAGACAACGTAAGCGCGCCAGTGTCGGCTTCTAGCTGGTGCTCAGGTTTAGGCCCAAGAATCACGCGCGCGTGCCATGTCTTATCTGCGCGGTCACAGAGCAACAGCAAGCGGCCAGCGTGCAGCCGAATCATTCGGTTTCGCCTGCTGATGGTTGATGGTAGATCCGCTCTAAGCGCATCGACGGCGGCTCATGCTCGGCAGGCTCGGCCAGCATTGGATCGTCAGTGTTGGCCGCCACGAACACGCTCGGCCATCCCAGCTCTTTGACGATCACCAGGCTGGTCCTAGGACTCTTGACCAGGATCCGCAGCGCCAGGCGCTCTAGCAGGTTTAGCCCAGGCAGATACATCATGCGCCCAGTTTGGCTATGAGCCGGTCTAAATACCAACGGCATTTCTGGGCATTTTCCAAAGGATCACCTTTGAGCCAAAGCCGCAGCAAATACTTAATCGCATTTCCATGGCAGTAGGCGGTGGGCATGTCTGGCGCGTCCTGAATAGCGCTTTCGATGGTCTCGATCACTTCCACCGGGCCGCGGTTGTAATGGGGCGGGTGGTTCACGTTGTCAGTCATCAAGCCATGCCCATAAGCGTCGATTAACTATGTGCGAGACATGCTCGCGGCAAACGCCAAACTCGCAACACAGTTGGATGGTGGTCCACCCGTTGCGGCGTAGTTCGCGCATTCTGCGGACTTGATCAGCTGTCAGCTTGGCCGCCGGATTGTCGGTGCCAGTTTTGAACCGGCGCCCTTCTGGCATTGCTCGCTTCATTTCCATTTGCCCAGTAGCTCAGCGCGGCAGACCTGAATGGCTTGCTGGGCCTGTTTCTGGGTCATTACTGACTCAGTGGCATCCATAGCCTTCCCAACCTTGCGCAGAAGCTCCGGGTAGTCCGTATCTCGAAAGTTCGCGGCAACGTCGCGGCAAAACTCTTCCCAAAGGCCGGTGTAGGTGCCGCAGGTTCGGCCGCTCTTGGCATAGAGCGAATCCATCATGTCGGCGCGTTGCTGGTCGAGTTGCTGTGGGGTCATGGCTCTAGAAGATTTTTGAGGCGTTGTAGTTCGGCGCAAAGCTGCTCGCGGTTGCGGATGCCATGCGTGCCGCGTAGTTGCTCCACGCGGACATCAATCAGCAGGCGCAGCCGGTCGCGTTCAGATTGCTGGCCAGCTTTGAAAGTATTGCTGCCTTCCAGCAGTTGGTAAAGCCTGGCGCGCTGCGGGCTATTCATGCCAGCTCCACCTCGCAGGATGGCCAACGGTTCTGAGCGTATTTGATGGCCGCGGCCTTGCTCTCAGCGCGGGTGATCCACGTCAGAGGCTTGGCGCCTTTGGGATAGACGATCAGCTTGAACTCTTTGGTTCGGCTGCCGCTCTTAGGCCGGCTGACGCCTTCGCCGTAGCAGCCTTCTGGTGTGTCTGCCCATTGGAGCAGTGCGCCTTTAATTTCAGCCATTGGTGATCAGGTGGTTGTCTTTGTCGGGGTTGAGCCAGCGGATCTCATCCCAATACTGAATCCAGCCGTCGAAAGCCTTAGCCTTGGCCTGCTGGAAATTTTCGGCGCGGATGCATTCCCGCACCGATGCGCTCTCTATATAGAAGTAGTAGGACTTTTCAGTCATGGCGCACATACTCCTGAGTTCCACTGTGGGTCTGGCCGTGGTGTGCGGTGGCGTCAAGGCCGATCATGGCGAAGGCACTGGCAGCGATGACAAAGCAAAGCAGGTTTCCGAGTTTGGCGGACATAACGTAAAAAGAATTATGTAAAGCCCCGACCTCAGTCAGGGCAGTGGATCTCAGGCGTGCAGGTCAAAGATTTGCACCTCCCAAGCGCGAGGATTGATCAGCATGGCCAGCTCTTCCTGCAGGCGCACGCGGCCCTCAAGCTTGTCCTGGGCGTAGAAGCCGGAGTGGATCCCTTCGGGACCAGTGGTGCCAGGCTTGCGGATGATGACGCGGAAACGAGCGGCGGGCATGGCTGGCAATGCGGTGGAGGACCGATCGCCTCCGGTGAACAAACAATACACCACCGGCGGGGCACTGGCAAGAGCTGTTGCTTTGCTTTACACAGCCCCATCACCGACAGCCAAGCTCACCGGGACCCGCAACATCGGCTTGCTTTGGCCCGTAGGTCCAATCCGGCCCCAGCCCACTACAGCGGGACTCACGTTCAGCTCGACAGTGAACCAAGAATGCCCGCAGGCCAAGCATTTCCGCTTGCGCGTGATGTGTTCTTGATCGTGCCCGTTGGTCGCTGCTGCTCGGATGTTGCTGCTGCTGCACTTGGGACAGTTCACGGGCTAGTTATCGTTGGATGTACCCCATCCCTAGCATACGGTGAACTTCGGAGACTGGATGGCGGTGGACCTCTCCACCGAGCAGAAATTCGAGATCGAAAAACAAGCCCGGTCATTGCTCGAAAGCGACGACGCGGGCGTATTTGCAGCGGCGCTGCTGAAACAGTGCTGCTACCAGCAGCAGCTGCTCCAACAGGCCGTCAACGAAATTGCCCGCTTGGAATGCGAGCTGATGTGATCAGAACATGTCGCCTTCAACCTCGACCACCTGGCCGTCAAATGCCTGGGCGAGCTTCTGGGCGCCATTGCCAGGATCCACCCAGTCGCGCGGAGGCTGGCCCACTGCGCTGATGTAGTTAAGACCCGATTTCGCCGTTTTCTTCCAGCCGCTGATCGGCACTTGGACCGAGCCGTATTGATCCGGCGTCTGACTCATCACAAAGCGGCAAAGCGCGTCCAGCTCTTCCACCTTGATATTCATCATCCCCGAAAAGTCGATCTTGCTGTCGGGTTTGGTGCTCTTGAAAATGCTCAGGTTCAGCTTGAAGCTCATGGTTCGTTGTGGGTGATGGTGTTGGCCTGTTCGTATTGCTCCACCTCGGCCAATGGGTAGAGCACGCTTGCCGGAGTCTTGAAATAGCCCGGCCCCTCGCCTTTCTCGCGCCATCGCTTCAGGGTCGCGGTATGCACGCCCCAGCGTTCGGCCAGCTTGGTTGGCGTCAGATAGTTAGAACAGCTCGCCATCCTCAACAGGCTCCGGCTTGGGTTGTTCCGCCACCTTGGCGTTTA